TCACATCACCGGGCAGTCATCAAACTCCAGCGTTCGCATATCGTTTACAGCATGCGTTACCACACCAAAAATCCCGTCGTTATCATCTGCTGTTTCCGGATCTATTCTTTCCATGCGGCCATCGTCCAGCCGTTCAAAATGTCGGTAAGGGTGCAACCGGAATCTGCGCAGGTGGAATTCACCCGCCAGGCTGCACACCACCACTGAACCATCGCAGGGTGTCAGAGAACGATCGATAATGAGCAATGAGCCCTGCGTAATGCCGGCGCGCCAGTACGTGTTACCGGAGCGCATAAAATATGTGGCGTGCGGATGCGCGACGAACTGCTTATCGAGAGATAGCCGGTCTTCGATGTAGTCCTGTGCAGGTGATGGAAATCCCATGTTAAATACCCCCGTTCGGGTTGAACATAAACCAGAGTCGGTCTTCACCGTGATGCGGAGTGATGTCGCGAAAATTACGGGTATACAACTTTATCCAGTCGTTTCCCTGCTCAAGCGTCCAGGTGAAGTTTACCGCTGCTAGCTGCCGCAAAAACTCCCCGGTCGTTACAACGCGACGGCCAGAAGGCTCGACGTGAATAGCCTGCTCAAATGCGAAAAGTATGTCCTGGCGGCGCGGCATGATCTAAACCCTATCAATACTGTTTTTATATACAGTATCCTTGATTCTAACCATAGATCAAGTCTGCGATGAGTGCTAAGCTTAAATTTTTCAGAACTCAATGATTTTTATAATTTTAACTTAAGTCAAATAATAATTATTTTTACAATTAGCGGGATGATATGGAAAGCAAGACACGGGATTTATCTAATTTGCAAATTATCAGAGCGATTGCAGCAATGATGGTTGTAACAAACCATTTTCTTAGTGGAACTCTTTCTGGCATATTCAGAATGAATGGCGGTTTTGGTGTTGACATTTTCTTTGTGTTGAGTGGTTTTTTGATGATTCACACGCTCAATCATCACAAAACACCATTTAATTTTTTTATCTCAAGGGTAAGAAGAATATACCCGCTATATATCACACTATCATTCCCTTTGATAATAACTACATTCATGATAAAAGATTATTCTACAATTTTATGTAATTTATTTCTACTGCCAGGATTAAACAATCCAGGGTATCACTTAGCAAACAGCCCGGCATGGACTCTTGTTTATGAGATGATTTTTTATTTTATTTTTTCCATATCATTGATTTTCTCTAAAAACAAAATAATAACATGCACTCTTGTTTGCGCTGCAATTATATCATGCGTCGCTACTGTTAGCGGCTATCAAAGGATGGGATGGGTTAACCTTGGTTATATACTTTCCGACCCACTCATGATTAATTTTGCTGCTGGCTGTGCTATTGCAGCAGCATATGAATTCACGAAACAATTAACTATACCCAAGATAATCTCTATAGTCTCAATTGTGTTATTAATGAGAATTGCCCTTGTTGAACTTTCTCATCTTGAAAGAATTTATAAGTATGGAATACCGGCAATGTTGATAATATTTATTGCAGTACACACTGAAATGTTAAATGGAACTAGTGCAGTCTTACTTCGTAAGGTTGGCGACGCTTCTTATAGCATATACCTCTCCCACACTTATGTTGCAATGATGTTTCATGACATAAAGGATTTGAATAATAATTGGTTTGTTACGCTTTATTCATCACAATTACTTGTTATAGCTTCTATATTATTCGGAATATTTATTTATAAATCAATTGAAAAGCCGATCGATGATAGATTGAGAAAAATAATTATAAATTAATCATATTTTCTATGCACCCTAATGATGGGTGCATAGATACTATCTTTTCACACATTAATTAAGAGGCTGGAACAGGCCAACGATAACCGCACGATGAGCACTGAAAATAATAGCGAGTAACTCCTCCTAATGTTTTAGTAATAACACTTACAGTGCCAACTTCCAGGCAGTTTGGACAGGTATTTGGAGGGGTGATAACCTGGTCTTGTTCCGCATTTTGTGTTTCATCTGTCATGTTAACCACCATATTTTTCATCAAGCGAATTAAGATCAGACGCATACTTTTGATTGAGCGACTGTAACCTGCTGTAGATTTCAGCTTTTTTTGTAGGTTCATTATTGCCATCAAAAAGACTGGCATTCAGATATTCGTTCGCTAACTTCAGCTTATTTGCATCGTATTCATCATTTATTGCTGTAAGTTCAGCTTCGTAAAGATCTGACAGGTTCGATGGCTGAGGTGCATTCCTATTTGTAAAAACTTCATTTTCGTATGTCCAGCCAATCCCTGCCGCAACGGTATCAATATTGACCACGAGATCATCTGCAAAGAGCGCCTGTGCGGTTGTATCGTCATCACATATAAATACGTTTTCAACGACTCCGTTTTTAATTAACGCATATTTATGCATTATGCATACTCCAGAACAATTACAATGCCATTGGCGCCGTTAGCGCCTGCTGCTGCTGATGATGAATATGAACCAGCCCCTGCAGAGCCAGCCCCCCCGGAACCGTATCCGGTTCCGGGAAGTGATGTATACCCTGCGACTTGAGCGTTGCCACCTTTCCCCATTTGTGAATCGCCACCATGACCTGCTTTCACCGCAGTTCTGTTACTGCCAACCACCTCGCCAGAATATGCGCCAGACCCAGGAATGTTAACGGCTACACTTGTTCCTGTGCATGCAGATGTTGCGGCATGTCCATTCGAAAGTGTAGAGGACGCAGCTTGTGAATTACCTGCCGCGCCACCGAGGCCCCCGGGAGCGACAATATATGACCCGAATGAGCTCGACCCGCCATTTGTTCCCGCGGCAGCAGATGAACCAGTACCGCCAGCACCAACCGTTACGGGAACAGTAGTCACACCAGTTAAATCAATCAGACCGGTCTCGCCGTATGACCCGGCATCGCCACCATCACCAGCCGAAATAAAACTTCCTGAGTTAGCTGCCGACCCACCACCTGCACCGCCACCCCCCTGCACGAGAGCTTTGCCTTTTACGGCGCCAGCGGTTTTCGTATATGTACCTGAAGAGGTGAATACCTGAATGTTGATCAGGCGTCCATGACCATCACCTAAACCAAGGTTTGAGAGAGCAGCGGCGATCGCCGTATTGCCATCAGCTTTGATATCTGCAAACGGATTGGCACGACTTAAGAATAATTTCTGTAACGCAGCATAAACCTGTGTATTGTCCGCCACATTGAGTGCAAGCCCCGCCAGCTCAACAATATGTGCCAGTTCTTCCTGTATGGCATTAAATGCACCGGCGCGCAGCCGTGTTGCCGCGATGCCCCCTGCAACACTGCCATCGGTATATTTACCGTCAGATGTTGCAGTAACCTCTATTTGCCCGATTCTGAGCATAGGTAATCCTCACTTTATTAAGCGATAAGGAATGGAATAAGGGTTTGATTACGAATAACTGAAAATAATATTCAGATGCGATGGGGCTATTTTGCTGATGGAACACTCAAGCTGTTTATTGCCCCAGTAAGCAAGCGGGTCACCGCAATAAGCACCACCCGCGACGGCATAGTTGATTGTCGTTTCCGGTGCATTGATCCGCCAGGTGAAAGGCCACTCGTCACCATTCAGGGCATCACCGCAGACAGACATCCCAGCCATCGCCGGGCGGAATTGCGTGATAGTGATCGTGTAGCCCAGTGCCGCGGCAACCTGCACATAATAACTGCGGTTCAGCCCGCCGTTGCTGATGAGTTTTGACACGACTGCACGCTGCCGATCGCGGATACCACCAATTTCACTGATGGCACAGTCATCAGGCAGCCCCAGCGTGCTCTCCCACTCCGATAACATGATCGTTGCCGTTGGCGGAAATGCCCCCGACAACAGGCGCTGAGAATCTGCATCTGAACGCTGAAATGAACTGGCCAGCGCGCGCAGGACTGCCGACTGTACAGATGAAGAGGCACGGGGCCACGCTCTGCCCGGAGGCATCAGCGCCTGGAGTGCCGCAGTGTAATTATCAACCGAAAACGGACTCATACAAAGCTCACCGTCCCCAGAACGGGGATCTCGCCAGTGTTAAATGTGATATTTGCCGACGGCGAACTGAGGATATACCCCGTCGTTCCGCTGACACTGCCGATCGCCAGATTGATATCAGACAGGTACACCAGCCCGGTTCCGTCCGGTTGCGCAGCATCAAAAAACAGGTCTGTCAGCGCCGCTTTGATGGCCGCGACGGTGGTGCTGTCTGCACCGGTTAACCCGCCGATGACCAGGTTGATGATTTTCTGAACCGGTGAACAGACGAAAACGATCGCTGTGTCGGTCTGCAGGGGATAAATATAATCCGCGACTGCAAGCTGATCCCCGGTGGCCTTTACCGCGCCCCAGGCCTCAAGCTGGGAGACACCATCTGTACCCACCGGGAAGCCACCATTGCTGTTGTTGTCACACATGATGTACACACCAACAGTGCCTGCACCGTTCAGGCGGCGCTTTACCCAGGCGCGCGTGACGCCGGAAACCGCCAGCGCCCAGGATTTATAATCTGCATCGCTTCCACCCTGCGGCGGATTCTGAAATGCCAGCAACCCTCTGCTGCGAAAATCCTCTTCATCCTCGATATCTGCGCCGCCGGTCGCGGCCACTAGAAGGGTTACCTGATTTTCGATACCCGGTGCATTTGAATCGAGGGTCAGAATGGTTCCGGCTTCTGCGTTACCACTGGCTCCGCCCCCAGTCACATCATCGCTGATATCAGGGAGCACCGCAGTTACAGAAGTTGTTCCGTATCCTGTTGAGGTGATGACCAGCTCTGTATCCGTGGTGTACTGATAGCCATCCGATCGGTTGAGAACGCTGCCAGCGGCCAGGACGGCATTAACTGTCCCTTTAGCCTGCGCAGAAAGCGACTTTGCTGCGCTGGCGGGTTTACGGTACACACTCTTCATCGCCATCCAGCCCGCCAGATTCTCATCCGTTGCATTGAATGGCGTGGACTGTTTCGCGATGTAATCCAGATAGGCATAGTGCAGATGCGCCATACCGGCATCCATGTCCGCCAGCACCTTCAGGTTGGAAAAACGCAGCAACTGGCCGACGGCTTCAAGCTCAGACTGCATAAAGGCGCGGTTCTGATCACGCAGTTCCGATAATGTGGCTCGTTTAAACGGCATTTATCTGTGACTCCCACACCCAGTAAAATTGTAATGTTTCCCACGCGTTGTTTTGTGGGATCAGGTAGCGGATAAAGAGATTGAGCCTGTTCGGGTACACAATCCGGGCAACCGGCTCAATCTGTATTACCACACCGTCATCGACGAGCCATTTCAGGGCTTCCCGCGCATATTCCTCGCTACGCAACGCCACTTCGCGGCTGAGTTTTTCACGCCGGATTAACCACAGGCGGGAGCCCAGTTGGCTGTCTTCTGTCGAATCCCCCCACCAGCCCCGGCGGTCGTTATCCTCATACGGATCATCTGCACGGGCCACACGATCGGTGAACAGACTAATAATGACGGCGGTCTGAAAATCATCGCCGCTGGCAAGCGCACCAGGGTTTTCCAGCCAGTCCGCATGAAGCTCATCGACATTCCAGAGACTTTTAATATCAGCCATCAACAGGACTCCCGGTTTTTTCCGAAGTGACAGTGCTGCTTCCCGCCTGCACTTCTTTAACAGCGTGATCATGCTGGTTATAGGCGTCACGGAGCTGCTTCAGCGTGACGGAATTGGTGTCGCAGTTATCGATGATGTCCCCGGTACACAGGAGCTTCGGGGTGATAAATTTAGCCGTTTCGGTTGCTGTCGCGGTCAGGTTTCTGGCGTTATTAATCGTCACATCCTGCCCGGCCGCATCAATGGTTATTCCGCTTTCGGTAAGCAGTATCGACATCGCCCACTGGTTATAGACGACCGTTTCGCCGGGATTTAACCCGGTATGGCGATAACCCTGATGGCCGGAGGCAATGACCACCGGGCTTGAGCGATCACCACCAACAAAGGCGATCACAACATCGCTGCCAACAGGCAGGCCGGAAGAGAAACCAAAATCGAGCAGGCGGTGCGCGCTGGCGACTTCCAGCGGTGTCTGGTACTGAATTTGCTGTGCTGCACCGGCATCATCCTGCCCGGTCACCCGGCCAATGCCGAACATATTCGCGATACGCGTCATTAAATTTGCCATGTCTTCCTCACTGGTTAAGTCCCGGAATGACCTGGTAAAACTCATAGGGCTGGACGGAGAATGCCGCAGGTGGCATCAGTGAAAGCTGGGCATGGGTTCCGCGCTCATCCCGTAAAAATGTCACCTCAGCGATAAGCAATTCCGCATTTTCCAGTTGCAGTGTCGGGAGATTCACCGGGATCAGGGTATTGGGCTCCCACAACTTCCCGGCGCTGTCACGCCAACTGTCGATGGTGACATTCAGTTGCTGCGCCCTCCCGTACCGTCGGTTCATCTCCCAGTCAATACAGTTTTGTGCGCGGTCTTTCGCCAACATGGTGGATTCGACCAGAATAATGCGTTTGCGGTAGCGCATACTGGCGGCATCAGGATCGCGCGCCGTCGCCAGCGTGACCGAATCATACGCAGAACCCGGCGCCCAGCCGGAAATGGGAGACACACCGAGAGAAACACCGACATAATAGGAAAAACGGTCGGCCATCGATTTGCGGTAATACGCATCCTCGATGTTAACCCCCTCTGCCACCCCGCTCGCGGCTTTCTTCGTTCCCACGCGGGTAAGTAACAGACTGCCATCGGGTTTGTCGTAATAAAGCAGCGCCGCCCAGCGGCAGACCCGATCGATGATCTCCTGCGGCGATTCCCCCCAGTTAATCGTGAACTGCGGGACCGTCTGAAGATCACCGACATCACAGGTCACTTTAATCCCGTAAAACGACGCCAGGCGCGTGGCGATGTCCATCACGGTGCAGTTGCTGATAACGTTGTTCGGCCACTCCGCCGAGCAGTCAACAAGATCCTCGCACTTCCCTCTCCCGGTCGCCCGTATCTCATGCCTTGCCCGGTTTATTGAAGGTGCCCAGTCGTCAACATACCCGGTGATCACCAGGTCGCCGCCAATTTTTACAACACAGGTATTTCCCTCTTTTACGAGCTGCTTTCCGGCGCTTCCGGGGTAATAGTCCATCAGCCCGAGATCAAAGTCGGAGGGAAAACGCTCAATTCCCCGCGTGACGCGGACTGAGTCCCACCCGGAAATGATTTTCCCGTTAACTTCCAGCGTCACTTCATCCGTCATTTGCGAAGTACCTTCATTTTTGTGGGCATAAAGGCAGGATGCGGAACGGACGTGGCGGCGATCAATTCACCGGCGCGCCCGGCATCCTGATACAGGCGGTTAGCCAGCGTGAGTGCGGGAAGGGAAGCCCCTGAACTGAATTCAACCAGGTCAACAAGCCCCTGAGATGTGGTGCCCATTGTCGTGATAAATGACTCACGAAGATCGAGCAGTGCCTGATAAATATCATCATCACCACGATCCGCCGCTTTCACCAGCGCCAGATCAAGCTGTGCAGAGACGCGCTCCGTGAGTGCGTCGGCCTCATCGCGGCTGCCCGGACTGGCAGAAACCGCGGCGGTAACCATCGCGCCGGAACACAGCACCAGAATGACCGTGTTTACGCTGTCGGCGACATCCTGATCCGCTCTGGCCTGCTGGTACTGCGTGCTCAGCGAGTTTGCCAGCGTTTCCAGCGCGCGCAGGCGTTCATTTACGCCGCCGGTGGCATCCAGAACTGACTGGACGACATCACTGACACGCTGCACAAACTCGTCGATGGTGGCTGAATTATTGAGGGAAGAAACGCCATCAGAGATATTCTGCCGATCCATGATAGCCCGGGACATTGTCTGTTTAATAAGCGCATCGGGATCACTGGCGTCGTCCGCGTTGGTTTGTCCGTTTGCTCCAGATGCCCCCCCTGTTGTACCCTGGCTGTAGCGGCCATAACGGGTATTACCGAATGTCGATTTCAGCGTGTTACCGATATTGGTCACCTCGCTGATGGTGCTTTCAACGGTGTTCGACCAGAAAGCGATCGTGTTTTTTATGGTTTTAATACCCTGGGTAACGCCACGGATTTCGCTTTTTATTCTGGCTATGGCACTGAGGACGGTGGTACTGGCCAGCTTCAGATAGTTGGTTTTCACCGCCGTTACGGCGGCTGCCGTTGTCGTGACGGCAAACACTTTCAGCCCGGACTCGATACAGGTCAGCGTAAACTCAAAGGATCTGCCACTGCTCAGGTTTTCGCCAATCCGCAGGCCATTTTCAGGAATGGATACCGTCATTTCACCGAGCGTGGGGTGAATAAGCGTACCGGCATCCTTTGTTTCGCAGGCGGCGATTAACGCCAGGCGCTGCTGAATAACATCCCCGCCGCCATAGACCACACTGTCCTGAATGATGAAGCCACGAACAGTGATTTTTCGGACGCCCCGCCCCATATCTTCTATCCATGCGGTATCACGGTAGGGATATTCATGTACAGCAACGCGCCTGCCGTGGCTCGTTTCCCCGGCAAGTACCGCGAAGGAAACGCCGCGAAAGCTGGCCTGCCGCAGGGACTGATACCAGGGGGAGGAGCCCGAATCCGTACCCAGCAGCGATGAAAGTGCGTCGGTAACAATTGCCATCGATTCTCCGGAAAGAAAAAACCCGCCATAAAAGGCGGGTCTGAGGTCAGTTATTATTCATGGGGAAAACAACACGACCGCCATTATTGACCGTTGCACTTTTACGTGCACCCGTCTGGTCGTTTGTAATGGTCACATCCAGTTTCATTGGATTATCGTCAAAGGCCGTTTTAATAGCCTGGCTGATATCCCCACCAGCACCAGTGCCGCGCTGCTGCGCGAGGATGTTGCTGTCCCTGAGTCCGCTCCAGCGGTCATCAAAAATAGCGCTACTGACACCCGCATCAAGCTGATCACGGCTAAAAGGCTGAGTCCCGTTTTCATGGCTGATCATTGCCGACATCAGACTGCGCAGGACGGCGGGATCATGAAGATTAACGCGATCCTGCGCCTGGTATCCCGTCGCTCTTGAGACATCATCAATGTAAGCACGGGTATTATTCTCAGACGATGGCGCATACGTATGAAGTATGCCGCTGATGGAATTATTCCCGCGGTCGCCATAAAGCATAAGCTGGCGCGCCATTGCCGCCAGTCCATCGGCGTCCGAGCCAAACTGCGGAAAACTGCCATCATTTCCGACTGCATTCGGCGCGGCGCGCACGTTACCGGGATTGTGGTTGCGCAGCCCACGGGTATTATTAGGTTGCTGATCGTAAGGAACCGCTGAAACGCCGGGAACCGGCAGTAAAGCACCATTAAGATCAGCCTGTAATTGCTCAGCCGCATTAACCGGGCGCATCCATTCGTTATAGCGCTGCCGGAACCCGTCGGTCATCACCCCGAAATCAAGACCAACCTTATCCATCGTCCCCAGCGACTTATAAAACTCAGGGTTGTTATAGCCCCAGCGCAACTGATCGGCTTCTTTACCCCGTGTGGCACCGAGAAAATGTGACAGGGAGATGCTGTCCAGCCCGTTTGTCAGGATATCTTCAACCCCTTCCAGGCCGTCTTTTACCGACCCGTCGGAGAGAACAGCACCGGAAACTTTCTGGCTGGTACGATTTTTCAGCCCATCCCAGGCGGCACCCAGCTCATTAATGGTCTGGTTAAGCTCGGTAAGCTGGTTATTGATAGCCGGATCAACAGTCAGGCCAAATTTGTCGGATTTGGCCAGCAGCTCTTTCAGTCGGCTTCCTTCCCGCATAAGTGACAGCGTTTCAGGGGTAAGCCCCAGCGCATCCGCCACGGTTTTCTGCATCTCCGGACGCAAGCCGGGAAAAATTCGGGCGATGGACTCAATGGTTTTCAGTACATCAACGGTGCCATTTTTGTTTTTAACGATCTGCGCGCCAATCTGGGACATCACCGCCAGCACACCCGAGTTATTACCGGCGGCCGCATCGTTGAAGGTTTTAAACAGCCCCTCAACCGACGCATGTGCCGCCTGGCTGTCAGCACCGAGTATCTGCATCGCGCCGGAAAGGCGTGAAAAATCATCGACGCGCATCCCGGCATTTTTAGCGGAAATGTCCAGATCGTAGGCACTGCGTGCTGCCTGCTTCAGCGCATCGGCGGCGGCAGTACCGCCTTTCGCCAGTCCATAGGCGGCGGCACCGGCCAGCCCAAACCGGCCTACTGTGCCACCAAATTTTAGGCCAAGCTCACCAACCATTTTCAGCGGAGGAACCATATCGCCGATAAACTGCACATTGTCCCGCGCGGCGCGGGACATGTTCGAAAGGCGGCTGGTCAGCCCATCCAGTTTATCATTGGATTCCTGGCCGCCGAATTTGAGCCCCTGCCGGGTTTGCTCAATCTGGGGATTCAGCTTTTTAAGCGCCTCATCAATCCGGATGATCGTCGCTGTGGCCTTGTCCCCGGCAGTCAGTTCAAAATCAAACGCGTTACTCATCAGCAGGTTTCCGCCTTATCTGGTTAATACGCTTCGCCTGATTCACCCACCACATCAGACGATCGAGAGTCATCCCCCACGCCCGTTCATCTGACCAGCCAAAATAAGCCGTTACGTCTGCGGCTCGTTCTTGCCAGAGGGTGAGGATCTCCAGGTCAAAAAACCCATGAGAAAGTCCTCGCACTTCCGGTAATCAATAAAATCCATTTTTTGCAAAACACTTTCAGGAATGCCACCGGAAGTCAGTGCGATCAGTAAGCGCATGCCGGCAAGCGAGGATTTTGCCGCCTGCTTTTCGTAGAACTGTTCAGCCTGGGAAAGCGTGGGCGCGCGCAGCGTCAGCGATTCATAACGAATATTCTGCGTTGTATCTTCGAACGGAACATCCAGAGGAATTTCTTTGACTCGTTCAATCTCGGCCATGATCAGCTCTCCGTCACATCTGCGCCTTCCCAGCGCACATCAAAGGTTGCCTCTTCACTTTCAACTTCCTGGGCATTGACCGTCCAGAGTCCTTTTCCAATGATCGTCTTGCCGTTGGCAAGTTCCGCAATCACGTTGACATTGGTCTGCCCGTTGAAGCCGGACACCGACGTTCCCCCGCTGTCCCGGATCTGGCATGAGATGTAACCCGGTATCGGCTTTTCTTTATAGCCATGGACACCGTCCATGCCTGTCAGCGAATTACGTTCTACTTTTGATGGACGGTACTTAAATTGCCCGACCACCATAATCGAAACGCCATCGACAGTGACGTATGCAGTCCCGGCGAGACGGTTTGATGTATCTCCAGCCATGGTTATGCTCCTGTGCTCGCCTGGAGGCGGAACTGGTTAAGCAGCGCGAAGATGCGCAACTGATTGATGAGCGTCCCGGTCCACAGGACATCGACACGGTTTGGGTTACTGGCGTTTTGTTCCACCCGAATCCCAGCGGCAAAACCTGCGGAATCCTGGACGTAGCCCTGCGTCTCCAGCGTCTGGTACTGGGCAATCTGATCCGCGCGGATGATGTTCGGCGTGACGATCGCGGCACCCGGCGCAAACCGCGTACCGTCGGCGGCCAGCTTCATACGCCCAAAACGGCTGGTTACCTGTGAACGCAGAAAACGAACCACGAAAACAAGAGTGAACAGCGTTTCAACCTGCAGATAGCTGTCGTCCTCGTCGCCATAGTTGTTTTTCTGATACGTGGTGATCAGGTTTTCAATGCGGACCGTACCATCGTCATCCACCGTGAACGTTGAAATACCGCTGTACAGCAGATTATTACGCTCAGTAAGTTCAAAGCGATCTTCCAGCGCCGGAGCCAGAACGCCGGAAATCGCCAGGCTTTGCAGGGGCCGCCCCGGATCATTGCGCAGGCTGACGGCTGCCGCGCCGGTGTAACCTGCCGACCAGACCCACGGTGGAGAGGGTGACTTATTCACGCCCATCATGGTTTCATGCTGGTTATTACGCGATTCCCCCTTAGTCCCCAGCGTCGCATAGGTTCCGGTCGTTGTGGTAAACATGTGTCCATAGAGTTGCTTCTCCCATGACCAGCGACCGCCGCTGTCGGACAGAAACGCTTTCAGCGTATCAAGGGAGGTGGTGTCATCGTAGGCGCTGACGATGAAGTCAAACGTCCGGTCCTGAAGGTTAGCCAGCGCACCGGTAATATCCGGCGCACCGGCACCACCGGCCATCGGGGTGATCGTCAGAACGAGACCAGCCGGTGTGGCTTCACCACCCGGAGTACCTTCAAAGTTCAGGCGGATATCAATGCCGTTACCCTGTGAACCAAGGTTTTTCGCCGTCAGCGTGATAGTGTCGGTCGCCGCTGTGGCAGTAACGGGCAGCGATGTTTTTGCATTGATCGCTGCCGCCAGCGAAGTGGCAATGCCTGCAACCGTATCCGTCGCAACAACGGTCAACTGAACACGAATGCCTGCGATATAGAGCGAAATAACCCCGGTATCCGTTGGCGCACTGGCAACTTTAATCGTGCCATGCGCCGCAACCATTGACCCGGAATCTTCCTCCAGCGGCAGGATCCAGATTTCAGCCGCGGCATCATTAGCCTGATACGCGGTCATCATGGCGTGCAGGAGGCTGCCCTTCCCGGCCAGTTCGCCGACGGTATTGGGCGATGACACACGCTCCGGAATGCCTGCGGTCGCCGTACCGGCGGACAACATGCCGCCGATAAGTAACGTCCGCTGCGTCGCGGTCGCTGTGTTTGCCATTGAGTTATCAAACTCGACGTAAAACAAAGGGGAGCGCAGGTTATTGGGTACACGAGCAAACGGGACTGTCATTCTGTGCCTCCCTCATTTTTAGCTGTCGTTGACTTTGCCGTGGCCACAGAGGTGGTCACTGGTTTTTCGGTGATGGAGACATCACCATCACGCAACCGGCGGCGCCAGAAAATATTGTCCGGGACTTCCGCGCCCTCTGCGGGCAAAGGGGAGCCCTTGACGGGATCGCGAACGCTGAGCCCGTCTTTCGGTTTTACAAACATGGGTTACTCCTGAAGGTTAATATTTGCGCCGGGCACTGGTGTGCCGTCGGGCATTTGAACCCGAATATCGATGCCCTCAAGCGGCACGGATTCAACCGGATAAAAATCCTCTGGCCCCTGGTAATATTCGATGTCGATTTCATAAAGAAGCTGGCCGAGGTGCGCTTCTCCACCGGCACTGACATCGATGGTTGAACGGATTTCGCGGACCTGCTGAATAACCCGGGTCAATTCGTAACTGTTAATCACAGCCCGATCGATTTCCTCACGCAGGGCTTCCAGCGCCAGCTCGGCTTCCAGCGCACCGTCATCAGCAGTTTCACCGTCATATTCCTGAATGCGGCCGGAAATACGAACCGTGGTTGTGGTGGTAAAAGCAGGGGTGTTACGTCCCTGCGAATGTTTGTGGTCAAAAGGAGTCTGCACCAGCAGGCATGGGTACAACGCGCGGGTTGTTGGAAAATCGCGGGGAGAAAATACATTTTCTCCGGCGCTGGTCTTTCCGTTCAGCGCATCAACCACCAGCTGGCGAACATGGGCTGCGTTCATTTTGCCTTCACTATCGTCAGAACCAGTTTCATTCCGCCGTGGCTGTCCGGCTGGACATCAGCAATGTTAAAGAGCTGATTCACCGCGGCGCTGCCGACAATCTGAATAAACACGCGATCCCCCTGTACCGGCATCGAATGCCCGGAAAACTCAGCATCGCGAACACCCAGCACCGGGTTTGTGGTGTTGATTTCCGCACCGCCATCAAGGTTCTCAGATGCCTGAACATAGCCGCGATCAAAAACCCCGTTCACAGGGAACGGGGCTCCATTTTTTGGCCGGTATTCATGTTCATCGCCGAAAACATGATGCAGGGGAGCGAGAAGGTGCTCATCCCAGTTGACGCCCATACCTTACTCCGATGTCACGCTGACCGAAGGCTGGGCGGAGAGAATGCGCTGGCGAAGCTGCTCAATATCACCGATAACACCGGCCTTGAGCAGCCGCGCAGCATCAGCACCTTTTACCGGAATAGTCATGTTTTCACGATAAATTTCACCGTCATGACGAATATGGTTACCTTTCAGGACAACATATTCAGGCCCTTCATCATGGCTGCTTTCCCCGGTATCTTCTTCGCCTTCATCTGGTTTCAGAGCATCCTCCGTGGTGGCAGGCCCCGTTGCTGCCCCTTCCGCATTCAGGTCCTGCGGTACACCCTCAGCGTTCAGGTCCAGTGCCGCCCCTTCCGCATTCAGATCGGCTGCGTCTGCCTTAGTTGTATCGGTTTTAGCCATGTCACACCACCGTTGCGCAGAGAGAAGCGTTTACCCGGCTCGGGATAACCAGCGGCGCAGACTGCATCATCAGTAAGCGCTGGGCCGGATCGTCTTTCACCCAGGATTTAGGAGCGAAAGCGAGGGGGCCGTAATTGAATGCCGGATCGAGAATGACGCCAAAGGCGCGCGTCCCCATCAAATCTGCACAGCTCATGAGAACGGCACCATCCGGAATCAGCGGCTCTTCGTCACCGGTAATGGGATCAACCGCCCAGTCGTTATACAGCCAGAGGTCAAAGTTACCCCAGCGCCCCTTATAGACCGCACCTTTCTGAATTTGCGCGCCAGCATTGATCTGGTTGCCGAACGGACTCAGGGCTGGAAAGGTGATGGCGTTGTCCTTGATCGTGGTATCCAGCCGGAATGCACGCCAGGCCGAATTGGTGAATACCAGATCTGTCGGAACCGCGCCGGATTCTTTCAGAAACTGCGTTTGCCAGACTTCAATGTCATCAGATGGCTGAGTGTTGGTAGCGCCCAAAGCAACCGTCAACGGCCATTTATCAGACCCACTGAGGGTAATAGTCAGATCTGCAGATCGACCAAAATCCACTACCTTGGTTTCATAACCTTCACCGGAAACAGTAACCGTACCTGATACCAGTGCGCTGGCCGCCATCCATTCCAGTCGGCGGTTAATCATGTCGATCTGGTCCGCCATCTCGAACTGGAGATTCAGCATCTCGCGTTCGGCAGCGGTATATTCGCCACCAATACGTTCACCAATCTGGCGGCGAATGGGTTTACGCAGATCAGGCGCACGCTTATCTTTGATGTAAGCCGGTTTGAAGGTATTGGTCTGGTATTTGCGTGATTCAACCAGTTTACCTTCCACCAGCGGAGACACGAATGGCGCCATACGGCGGACACCCACATCCACATCAATCGCAACTTCTTCCGTTTCGTAGGTCACTACGTTGGGGAAAAAGCGGTCCAGCAACCAGTTCTGGCTGAGTTTCAGGTTAGGAACCACCTGTACCAGCACGCTGGTATCGAAAATGTTATTCATATGCGATCTCTTGATGATGCCGGTTATTGCACCGGCATAAATTTAAAATGAGCGCAGCCCTGCCGCATGCGGCAAAAGGTAAGCGGTGAGTCGGTGTGGAAAAATCAGGAAGTGGCCACGGGGGCCGGGATACTGCCACGCAGGAAAATAGCCAGAGGACGTAAAGCCACTTTCATTTGTGCGATCGTCCAGGAATTATCGATGGTAACGTAATTCTGGTTGAATTCGCCCATCAGATACACGCCGCCGTTCTGGTCAGAGGCTGATGCGTCAACGTCATCCACCAGAATTGCTACTGGTGTTTGGCTGCCGTCGGTCGCTGTTTTAACGCAATGCGTGTATTTACCACTGGCGGTGATCTCCCCCAGGACGGTTCCACGCTTGTACGGGCCGCCGGTAATTGTCACGCTGTCAGTCACTAACTGAAGTGGGCCCGCGATAAGCTGATCCGGCACGAACAAGGAGCTGTTCATGCCCGGCACAAACGGGTTTGTTCCAAACTGATCCATTATTTACCCCCTGCGGCACCACGGCCGGTTGCACTGTCATAAAGGCCCATCATCTGTGTTGCCAGGCCTGCGTTACTGCCGGTTTTCTGAGTGCCATCTTTGCCCAGGCGGACCTGTTCAGCATCCTGCATGCGCTCATCAAGAGAACGGCGCCCGTTGCCCTGTGGCTGTTGAGGGCGATTGCTCCGCAGTACATCAACGGCATCGGCGGAACTCATGCCGGTATTGAATGCCAGCGATGCGGCCAGCGCGACATTGTTCACCGCAAACTTACTGCCGAAAATACGGGCGCAACGACGGCGCTCAGCCTGACGCGCCTGGCGGCTGGTTTTGTCGTCCTTGCGATTATCGCCGTCGTCGTCTTCCGGATCAGTGTCGTCATCGTCTTCAGCATCAACGTCGTCATCGTCTTCAGCATCAACGTCGTCATCGTCGTCTTCGGCGTCGTCCTGGCGGTCATCTTCTTCAGCATCAACGTCGTCATCATCGTCTTCCGCATCATCCTTGCGATCATCGTCTTCAGCACGACTTTTTGCCTTACGGGCTTTTCTGGATTTTTCCTCATCCTCTTCTGCCGCACGTGGGCCGCCAAAGAAGTGAGCAAAATTAAACGGTTTAGCTTTAGCCATATCAGGCTCCTGTTAATTTCAGTAAATTTCGAAACGCCGCATCTGGCGTCATGACCATATCTGCCAGCCCCAGCGCGACGCCATCCGCAGCCATAAAGCAGGCCGCTTCGGTGTCACGCACCACCTTCTCTTTCATCCCCCGGTTGCGGGCGACCGTACTGACAAACAATTCCCCCATCGCATTGATATCGTGCTGAATAGCGGCAAACGCTGTATCTGACAGCGGCTGATAGGGGTTAGACTCGGCTTTACGGTCACCGAACGTGATGATCGTGACAGCCACCCCGGCATTTTTAATCTGTTGTGACCAGTCAACGTGCATCGTGATCACCCCCACCGAACCCACCCCACCGGTTCGCGGAACACAAATACAGTCGGCGGCGCTCGCAATGGCATACGCAGCGGAATAGGCACTTTCCGTCAGAATGGCGTGAATGGGTTTCGGCCCGCGGGAGTTGTAAATCACATCCACCAGATCAAAGCACCCGGCAACCTCTCCGCCGGGCGAATCGATATCCAGGCAGATGGCTTCCACTTCCGGATCATTTAACGCGGTCAAAAACGCCTGGCGGATGCCGTTATAACCCGTCATACCACTGAACGGTCGCAGGCTGCCGAGTTTTTGCACCAGCGTCCCCTGAATGGTGATAACGGCCACCCCCGAGACATTGTCATAACCGGGATCGGAACGGGTTTCCCGCTGGCTGCTCCAGTCGTAGCCGTCGTCATCCTCCATCGCAAAATTTGACTCAATCCGGGTGATGCCCAGCCGGTCGGCCAGCGCAGCCATCACCACCTCGGCTTTTTTGGGATGGATGGCCAGCGGTGTGTTAAACAGCCGCTGCGCTAAATACGGCAAATTCATTTTTCCTCCGGATCGGTAATTGTCTGGCTGGCGAACTTGTCCGCCTGCGCCCAGCTTGGGAGCGGAAGCCCCCGCTTGAGGCATGATTCGATTTCACGCTGACGCTGATCGAGGACTTCTTCCCAGTCTTCCCCGACGTTTTCCCCGACCTCAATTTCAAGCGTGGAAAGCCCGGCGTCCAGACCAAGAATGGCCCCTTTTTTCTCTGCAACCGGATCCACCCACCCTCGCCCCGGCCCCATCCAGCGGGCACGGGAATAGGCTGCGCGGGCATCCACAAAATCTGGAGCGCCAGCAGGCAGCGGCAGATCTTCGTTGTCGTGAACCTCTTCAACGAAAGCGGTAAGCACCGGCTGCGCCGTTCCCATGGAAAAATCATCACGGCGGCGTGTCAGTGTTTTCCAGGCTTCAAGCAGGGAAGAACGCGCGGAGCTGTAGTTAACGTCAGACCAGTCCTGCGTAACCTGTTGTGGAGATAATCCGGTTCCTGATGAGAAATTACGCAGGACCGCAGATTCAAACACTTCAAAATTGCTGTAAGGGCGCGCGGCATTGACCGTCGTAATTTTTTCACCGGGGTACAGAATGGGCATACGGGCACCATTCTGAAGTGTCAGCCGCCGATCATTGTGAAATTCAATACGCCCGTCCTGGTAAGCTCCCAGACTCGAGTCATCGAAGCTTTCCCCCATGGCAGCCTGCACCATTTCAGAGTCGTAAGGCGACTCGATATAGGCTGCAAAAATGGCATTCAGGATCGCCGCTTCCAGCTCGCTCTGGTCATATTTGACCAGCATTTTCAGGCGCTGAACCACAGGCGTCAGAATTCCGTTTCCCCGGTGCTGCGCACCACGTTCATGGTCAAAATCATGCACAACGTGTGGGCGTCCCCAGGCGGTTTCGCGCGGGATGCGGCGCCATGTCAGCGTTTTTGCGCCACTCCACCAGTCACCAATATGGGCCTCGCGGATGTGATAGGCGATCGGCGCGCCGTCAGCATCAATCTCAACGCCACCACGAATATTCGGCAGGTCAAAATTCTGCTGTGGGTTACTGAGCCGGTCAGGATCGACTACCTGTACGGTGGTGGCATATCTGCCCCGCCCGCGTCCGAGCCTGTCGGTGCGATACTGCAACACCAGCAAAGCATCCCCATCGATCAGTTTGTGGCGAAATGCCAGGCGCAACATCTGCGGAACAGTGAGCTTACGCTCCACATCGCAGTAACGCCCCGTGTCATAAGCCCAGGTTCGCCAGTGCGCCTCCAGCGCCTTGCCGTATTCTTCCGCCCAGGTTGAATCGAAGGTTTTTTTCCCGGTCATCATTCTGAGCACGCGATAATCGGGCTTCATGATCGGGCGAAAATTGGCCCCGACGGCATTATCGAGCAGACGGGTTACGGCACCACTGGCCCAGCCATCGTTGCGCACCAGGTCGCGCGCGCGGGCAACAATGCGATCCCGGTAAATATTGATTTCGTTGTCAGGCGACCACAACGCAGGCTGCCAGTTTGCCAGTTGATCGCTGAACGAATCGGCGGCGTCATAAGGAACGCGGCCACCGCTGGTGAGCATGGACGGGCGACTTTGCCGGTAAGGTGTCCCGTCCGGCCCGAGAATTTGCACTTTATTCATCAGAATTTGAACCTCACAGGTTTTCTCGGACGGGCCACAATTCCAAGCTGCGCCTGAAGCAACTGTATCAGTGCCAGCAGGTCAGCAAGGGAGCTTTGCTGATAAGAGACCGAGCGGGTGCCGTCTCCCTGTGAGTAGGAAAACGAAACACCGCGGCTCCCGGTCGTTAAATCGATATACGCCTGCTGGGCTTTCGCCAGCGCATCCTTGAGTTGCTCATCCGTCATCGCGCCCGCAAGTAAACTGGTGTTCCGGTTAAACATGGTGATCCTTATTTCGGCAGGAGGTTTGACAGTCGTTTCCGCTTCTGCGTCGTTGTTTCCTCAATGACAACACCAGGAAGCTCGTAGCTGATTTTTTCTTCAGGTGCTGCCGGAGGGGGCTGCAACCTGTCCGGGTTCGCTTCAAGATTGGCGGCACGGACGTTCAGTTTCAGCCCCATGTGCATGAGCCCGCACAGCGCGGCATATCCATAAACCCGGCAGTCCAGCGCCTCATTCGCGCGCCCGGGGATCTGCTCCCAGACACTGAACCGCTGACCGGCAACAACCTTGTAGACGAGGCGTTCCGCCAGAAGCTGGTTGAAATAGCCGACATCACGATCATCCGGGAAATGCATATACCCCGGCGCCGGTTCATCCTGTTTGGGTGGTTCAAGATGCAGCCTGCCGCGCACAACATCCTTGGCCGCATTGACGCCGATAATAATTGGCCGGTACTGCGCCTTGCTTTTTGACGAGGGGCGTTTGGTCGGCCAGACAGGATTACGTTTGCCGCCTTGCGCAGATTCCCCCTTTACAGCCCAGATGCGGCGGGCGAGGCGTTCTTTCGCGAACTCGTAAACTTTCTGGGTATGGTGACCACCGGAGTCATGGCAGGCCGCCATGATGGTCAGTCCCCTGCCATCGTTCCGCCGCCAGACCTGTTTCAGATACGCATCAAGCCGTTTCCACGGTTCATCGGTCTCCAGATCCCCATAAATAACATCGTGCGCCACCGACCAGGATTCTTCGTTTTTCCCCCAGCCAATCACCTCAATTTCGAAACGATCGTCCTGGGTATCGATCCCGGCGGTGAGCACGGCCACCCTGTCATGCACCGGCGCAGGAAAGACTTCCCGCCGCGCCAGTAAGATATCGACAGGAAGCTGCTTGCCGTGGTTTGGCCGGTGAGGCAATCCCATCTGGGTGTTCCACCAGGCCTGTTCTTTGTCCGGATCCCCTTTCGCTTTGATGTACTTCTCCGCGATGTCGGAGGGCTTATCTTTCTGCCAGGGACTGAAAAGCTTTGATGCCTGATAACCGGCATGCGTATTTTCAACGGCTTCCCGTCCGCAGACCGGGCAGATGGCGCGGTACACTGCGTGACGCTCTGATTCCGACCAGCGCCAGACGGTATCCACACTGCCTTCATCCTCTGCCCGCCAGGCATTGTCATAATCCATCAGCGGGGAATGCCGCTCTCCGCAACATTCAAACGCCTTTGTCTGATGCCATCGGATGGTCTGTAACGCGCGCAGTCGCTGCCCTTCCGACCAGCCAGCCCCGCAACACTCGCAGTGGATCATGGCTGATTTAGTGAGGTGCTTATCCCCCTCTTTCGGCCACTGGACGTGTTTAAAAAAATCCAGGAACTGCCGGTGCCCACAGTGCGGACACACCACGGATGCCCGGCGCTGATCAGAGTCGGCGTAGCTGTCCGCTATCCGGCTTTCATCTTCCACCGTCGGGGAGCAGGCCCGGACAGACAACCAGGTCAGCCCAAACGTTGCCGTTCGTTCTTCTGCCAGCGCAATAGGATCGCCCTCGCGCGTTATCGGGTATTTGTCCACCTCATCCGCCAGCAAAATTCGAATCGGCCGCCGCGCAAGGTTGTCCGGGCTACCGGCCCCCGCCAGCGCAAGAAATCCGCCGGTGAAGGATTTATAGAGAATGGTTTCCTTGGAGCTTTTCTGTTTTGAGTCGCCAATGATATTGCGCAGAACGGGCGTTACGCGCACCAGCGGGCTGATTCGCTCTTTTGAAAACTGCTCGGCCGCTTCCTCTTTCGGTTGCAGGAGCAAGATCGGGCAGGGATCGAGGTGTGCAAAATACCCGAACAGGTTTTCCAGCAATGCGGTTTTCATTAACTGGGTGCAGCACATCACGGTGATGATGTGAACACCCGATTCAGTCGCCGCCAGCATCGGCCCCCTGGCGATCTCAACAGTAGATGTTTCCCAGTTCCCTGACGTGCTGCCCGCCTCTTTCGCCAGTTTTCGGTAATCATCAGCCCATTGCGGCACGCTGATCCGGGGTGGTGGCGTCCAGCCTTTACGCACACTCAGTTGCAGGCGATCAATCTTCTGCTGGCTTAAACTCTGGCTCTCCGAGGACTGAGATATGTTTGTGGACATGTTCAATCAGCACCTCTGTCATCCTGTCCGCCGGTACATCCAGATCAGCAGCCATTATCGGCGCCACCCTGGACGGCCAGTTAAGCCAGGCATCCCGCTGTTGGCGAAAGGCGTTGAACAGAACCTCCTCGGCGACCACCAGCTCAACGAGCTGGCTGCTGTCTTTCTCATACTGTAGCTTTGCCAGCAAAGCCATATAGTTCTCGCGGATACGAGCCGCTTCCTCTCTCGACAGAGTGGCACCCTCCGTAAGCATTATCTGCTGTACGGTTTTATCGATGTCATCCCCACCATCTTCGCTGGTAACCGGAGCTTTGTTTTTCTTTGCGTTCGACGCGCGAGGATCTTTTCCGTCGCGATTTTTTTTGAGTGCTGCATCGCTGGCTTCGACATCAATCAGGTCACCGTCCATGACGATGAACCTGCCCGCTTTGATCCAGCGGCCAATGGTTTTCCGATCAACGCCTGAATGCTGCGCGTACTGACTCTGGTTCATCGTGGTCATGGGACATCACCTGGGACATTTTCAGGGGTGGGACATTCACCTGGGACATTTTGCGATGTCCCACCTAAATGTCCCACCGGAATAAACAGGAATAATCAGCACTGGCGCGGCGCCCGGCGCGATCATCACAGGTGGGACATGGGACACAAATCTGAAACCTGTAGCTACAAAAACACCGCGGCGCGCAATGCCCGTACCTTACAAAAGGCTCAGGAAGGACCCAAAATGGTGCAGGGTCACCGTGCACTGCTCAGCGCCTCGCTGATCGCCCGGCTCAGGGCCGCAGGCATGAGTGCCGCCGCCATCTTCTCAGCCCGGTCCATGTATCCCAGCGACGGGGATACCGCCAATGCATTACCAAAGCGAATGAGCAGCTTTGGTGCTGGTCTCTTCTGCCGCTCGCGCCGTGTGCCGTTCGGTGAGCGCTTCGCCCGCTTCCTTTCTTTTTTGCTTTTCCTGGGCTTCCGTCGCTGCCACACGGCATTCACATCACCAACCGTGCCAATGAACACATCCGGCTTTGCTTTGAGCTGAGCCATTTTGGTACGCGGCAGGTTGCCGTATTTATTGAGTTTGATGTTCTTGGGGTTAAGCAGTGCCTGGCCATTCAGTTTATGCTGGCCGCCGAATTCGAACGGCTCCAGGTAAGCAGCAGCAGTGTCACGGACAAACACTTTTGCCCGCAGGTTATCCTTGCGTGCGCCCTGTGAACCAACGGACTTAACGGTGAACGGCGTCGGGTTGTCGAGATGACGCTGGAGCGCTGTGCGCTCGGCGGCTTCAATCTGGCGCGCTACCTTTGTCAAAGCCTGTGCCATCGCAAACGGGATTTGCTTTTGTAGCTGACGTAATTGCGCAGAAAGATCGTTCAGGTCTGCCATGTCACACCTACTCTTTCATTTATATACCTGTCGTCTGAAGCTGAATGACATTATCGCGGGACAGCGAAAGCAGGCGAAGGTAAAAAGACATCAGCGCATAGCTGACGGCCGTAAAAACCCACCCGCTATATGCCAGTAGACAACAGATAATAATCAGCTTCAGCCAACCGACAGAACGGAGGAAGAGATTCTTTTTTTTTCGCTATGCCGCCAACAATTTCCAGTGCCTTACGGCGAGACTCTTCATCTTTTGCGCTTTTAGCTGCATAGCTCAGGATGTAAATCAGTGGGCCGATAAAAAAAGGCCAAAGCCATAATTACCCAGTAAGCGGCGACCGTTAGCCCTATTAACGATTGAACGCCGGTCATTGACGAATAAAGCAGGATAATCAGCAGCGCATAGTCAGAGGCGCTGGTAATCAGGCTGGTGAAAAACTTTTTCATGGCGTTTCCTTTTAGGGGTGAGCCTGCCGCACGGCAAAAACCGCCAAGAGCAAACGGCTTGCCCAGGCTCACTACTTAAAGACTCTTTTCTGATGCGCGTGCGAAGCGCGATGAATCGATGGAATGAAAGAAATAGATGTGTTAATGCTAAACACTCACTTTATACATGGAGATATCGGGATGAATGAGTATGAATTAAGAGCCTTTGTTTTTTCAGAGACGGTTAAGATAATTGCGGCTCTGATAACAAAGGGCGCACCTTACGGCACTGCATATTCTTATTTTGATCAAATTTATAATGACCTTCTGGACAAGGCTGTAGCCAAACAACTAGAAAAAATATAACTAAATAAAAACAGGGTAATTTCTACCCTGTTTTTGATATGAATTATACAGCTACTGCCCAGTGGTACTGGTTGCAGTTGCTTTCGGATCTTCGTCGGTCGCTTCCTGCAATTTTTTCAACCGTTCCTGAACCTGAGCCTCAATTTCATCAGCTTGCGCTTTCGCAGCTGCGGCAGCGGCTTCCACTTTTGCGGCGGCCTTAGTTTTGAACCAGTCGCGGATTTTTACCCAACCGCCGGCGATTAACAGAAACGCGGTGCCCACGGCGGAAAAGTACAGCATCAAACTTTCGGTGAATGTCATTTTGTTTTTACCTGCCTGAGTTGTTCAGCCAGTCGGCTTATTCAGCCGCCTGGATATCGATGAAGTACTCTTTACCCTGTTCAAATTGATTAAATGCGTCAGGGTTGGAAATGTGCATCTGCAGCAAGCCACCCGGCGTGTACTTCGACCAGGTTTTATTTTCTGGCGTATCGTCGGTTACGGGGCTCATGTGGACGGTGCAATGAGAATTGTCGTCAGACTTCTGAATGAAGTGACAGCGGAACTTGGCACGAACGGTCATGGTTTTTCCTTAGTTAAGGTCTGGCGTTGTTCTTCGGCTTTGCGTATGTCGGCTTTGTCCTGATTGCATTTCTCTATTACGCCCAGCAATCGTCTGTTAAGCGTCACGCTACCGCCATAGGTCATTTGCGCAGGAATTTCCGGTATCACGCAGTCAATGAGCAGATCGGCCGGAATTGGAACCGGAGGAACCTGCACGTATTCGGTTCGCGTCTGCACGCAGTTGCTCAACAGCAGCGGAAGGAACATAGCGCTTTGCACAATCATCATCGGAAATCGCCTTTTCGATGGCGGCAACCCCGGCTTCTGTATCAGTATCGATTTGCTGTTTTGCATCGGCATTGGCCCGCGAGATGGCATTGAATACGGACATTGTTGTGAGGACATTCGACATTACTGCGGTAGCCTGGTCGGCAGCTTTCTCGGCTGCGTCGGCTCTTACCTCAGCAGCATCGGCGCGGCTGCTGTTGCTCTCGTAGCGGATACCAAAAAACAGGCCCATCCCGATCAGCAGAAGGATAATCAGCAGGATAACGGTTGCACGCGTTTCGGCGCTCATCACACACCATCCATGCAAAGTTGCTTCTCGGCAGCACGACGCTTAACCAGCCCGGGGAGTTGCTTACCGTCGGCGTAAACCCAGCGCGGGAACTGCTGGCAGGCATCAACCGTCTTCCCCTGGCGCAGCAACCAGAACAGCGTGGATTTCTGCATGGCGCCGCAACCGACATTTACCGTGATCGACGTAACAGCGGAAAATGTGTTGTCGCTCAGCTTCTGGCCAGCGGCGTAGCTGTTAACGCACTTCTCAGCCTGAAGGATGTTTTTCTCCCAGTCTGCGGCGATCTGCGCATCGGTCTTGCGGGTACCGGCTTTAACGCCGTGGGTGTTGCCGATACCGTCCGTCAGAACGCCAGCAGGACATACGTAAGGATCACGGCGGCATGCCTCAGCGTTGCCTATTAACTCCAGCCCTCGCTGATTTGTACGAACATGGCCGCCACTCATTACCAGTGCGATAATCGTCCCGACAGAACAAACCACACCAACTGCCCCACCAGCTTTTTTTAATGTCGCCATGCTCAATCATCCTGCGGTGGAGGAACCATCTTTCCACCAGCCAGAGCCTTTTCATAAGCTCTCGTCCAGCGGCGTTTGAAATACAGGTTCGTGAAATAGGTGGCAGCACCGATGAGGATGCCGCTGATCAGCGCAATAAAATTCCAGTCAAGACCGTGAAACCAGTCATAGGCCCGCGCTAATCCTGTGCAGATCAGGCCGCCTGACGTGCAATACGTGGCCGCCGAAAAAATTTTATCGGGCATAGTTTTGTGCATCTCTCTCACCTCGCTGTGTGCGGGTGCTGTGTGCATGGAAGGATCTGGCCTTCGGGCGATTATTAAAAGTGATAGCGGAGAGTGAATCCCGGGGCCAGAAATGAAAAAAGCCACATAAAAATGTGGCTCCAGTGCAGCGGAATTAATATTTTTTAACTGAGGTTTTTTCTTTTAGACCATACTGCTCGCGAATGATCTTCTCCAGACCGATGCGGCTAAGTGTAATGAAGACACGCTCTCCTGGAACGAAAAGCCTGAACTCAACCGCAGAAATCTTCGTTACCTTGAAACTCAACCCGGCAAAACACACTCTGCGCATAAAAGCACCAGAAAGCATGCGGCTTTAAAAGTGGAAACAGATCAACTGTCGAAACTATATCCTGGTATCAAAATGCCGCACTGATCCTGGTCAATGCCGTATCTTGCCGCTGTTTGAGCTTCAGTTGCCGTGGTGAAACAGAAATTTTACCGCCAATAAAAAAGGCCTGCTCGGACGAACAGGCCAGAAAAGCAATAATAAATCTACAGGACGTGGTGCCGGGTGCCTCCCGGTGAGTCTTTGGCCAGCCACCATGACCCGCGCAGGGTATGCCTCAGTCGTGAAACACGAAGATTGCTGTTTACGCCCCTCCGCACAGGGGGATTCACCACACCCATAATGTAAAATTAGCCGTGCCGCTTCGTCAATGAGCAACACTCTGTCAAAGGTCATCAGAGATGAGATGACCTTTTGCACAGCGTTATTTTTTTATTTTACAGGGCCAGTACCGACAGACCACCACCATGATGATGAATATCACCAGCAGGGTAAGATCCATCAGCACACCAGTGATCCGCCAGGCGGCGATAAGTACCAGCCCAAACAGCAGGCATACCCCGGCGCGCTTCATTACTTGCTGCCCAGCACGCGGCTGATATTTTTCAGCAGAACGGTTGAGGCGGTTTCCAGCATGTCATCACCGGCTTCGGTGTTGGCGACCACCAGCGTTTTAGTGCATGGCACTTTCACCTTTGAATCGCTGAGCCAGCCGGATTCGGTGACCGCTTTTTTCAGTTCATAGACCGGCTTGCCGTTTGGCAATTTGTCATCCACATGCCAGCCGTTCATGCTGATCATCGTCAAACCGCTGCCCTTCTGGTTGACCGCCTCCAGAAACTTGTTTGACCGATCCGGTGCTGATACCCACAGAAACGCGTCATATTCCCCGGTAGTCACTTTTGCCAGCGAACGCACGCCGCCTTTTGCGTAGGTCTCAACCTTCGCATAGTCCTTTTCGAGCGATTGCAGATACTGCCATGATGCATATGAACCGCTGGCAGGCTCACCCACCGCGATTTTTATGCCTTCTTTCAGATCGCTTTCGCTGCTGATCTTACCGCCATCTTTAACAGCGACAAACACGCATTCATCAGCGAGTTCGCCGATGATGTCCACTTTCTGAGCTTCATTGCCGTGGTGGCTGCGCCAGAACTGGAACGCATCCGCCTGAGTGAAGCCGATCTGCGCTTCGCCACTGGCGACCTTATCAAGGTTGTCCAGCGAGCCTTTGCTCGGGATCACCGTCGATTTATAGCCGTATTCGCTTAGCGCGCTGGCGAGATTGGCCCCATATACAGCGTTATACGTCAGCCCCTGCTGACCGGTGGTGATGGTGATATCTGCTGATACGGCGCTAAAACTTGCGCACAGGAGTACCGCCGCGATAGCGGTGAAAAGCTTTTTCATAGGACTTTCCTTTAAGGGGTGAGCCAGTGCCCAGGGAGAGTACGCAGAGAGTCAAAACTCCCTGTGGCTCACCTCTGTAAAGGCTCTGCGGTTTGATGTATGCGTCGGCACAGACGCGGTGATCTTTGAATACAACTATTGATTAAAGAGGGTTTTGCCTGAATTTGTTTCATCAAAAGGTGAAGTTTATTCGTAATTCCAGAGGTTAGAAGTGAAAAAACCCAGCATAGGCTGAGTTTCTTTATTGGGGTTATGTAAGCTGTAATATCAAGCTGCTGACGATACAGAAGGCACGCAGTATTTTTGGTAATAATTTTTTATAAGTGGTTTTACGTGCGGAGAAACATTAAAGCCATCTAGTATTCGCTGAAAAGTACCGTCAGAACATGGATCATGTATCCTGATGTCTCCAGAACTTACACTCTGAATGACAGTAGCCGCACCAAAGATTTCAGCACGGCGATAAAATACATAACTTGGATGTCTAACAAATGGATGATCGCCAACATTGAGTAAACATGTCGGATCTGACTCGATACCTTCAGTAACAGAAGTTAAATTCACAGCCAAAAAAGAATCGCAAGCAAGCCGAGGATAGAAAACAGGGTCATTACAAATGAAATACAAATGCTCCTTTGAACCTGAAAGGAGCATTATTGTACCTTTTTGCACTGGGCTGAATTCTTGCGTCATTTCAATCCGTAAGCAATTGCGTCTAATTCTGAGAATTCTCTCATTCTATCTGACAATTGTCTAACATGTTCTTCTGGTTTACCTAATGCACGGAACACTGTCTCCGGGCTTATCGTGAAAGAACCACCGTTTGGATCAGTCCATTCTGCACATCTTTCGTGGGTGTAATCTCTTATTTCCCATTTATTCATGTGCCCGAATTCGCGGTAAATGCCATCAAGAAGAGACAAATCAGCATCGCTTAATTCGTCAAATGCATCACGATCTGTGTCATGGCGCAACAATTCAATTTCATAGTTAGTTGCGTCAGAAATCCACGCATTCCAACCATTATCCCCCCTCTCTGTCCCATTCATTAGATCCAGTGAACGTGACAGCAAAGGCCCATGCGGCATTGCAACCATTCGGTCACCACTTAAAGGCTCACCAAAACGATTCATCGATTCGCGATCCGCAAGATACATCAACTTCATGAGCTTAAGATATGACATGCGGTTACCGCCTTTCGACAGCAGATAGGCGGCAATCTGAGCCACTCTCTCTTCGCAGAACATATCAGTTACCCCACTCAGGATGAATTACTACTGTTATCGGCAGTATAGTCGTCAACTTAAAATTTCGTTTGTCAAATTATGTGATGCGCTAAACACTTGACATACGCCAGAACCTTGCCACCAGCGAGGTTGGAAGATATCAAGGATTTTTTCATCTATGCAGCGATGCGTGTTGTATCAAAAAAGAGACGATTAATCCACAGGTCTGTGGATAACAGCGTGAATAAAATGATATCGAAGGTCACTGCCAAATCAAGTTACACACAGGAAAATTAGCACCAGGTGATATTATCAACAAAACTAGTTAACAATCTGTGCATAAATCCGATTTGGTTATACACATACCCACAAATGAAGCATTCAACTTTTTATCAATGCTTTTTCCTATTAAAGAAATCACTTCAATTATTGATTTCTATGTTCGATTTCAAAAGCAGATTACACATTGGCTCATAGAAAAATTTAAAAGTCATTCCTTAGAATGAACAAAACCCCGCCGTAGCGAGGTTTTAAAATATTGCGGTTAACGGTAGATATACAATGCCCATCGTTAGAAAAATCCTAACCACTTTTTTCGAATATTGCAAGCATCGTGACGCTATGATTCAGAAGTTTGTCGCTAACGTGTGACTTTACGCAATTGTGCTTCAGCAAATGCCTCTTCCTGCCAGCACTTTGTTACCAGCAGGCTGATCACGTCAGCATAACCGCTATACCACTGGTAGCTGGTCAGATCCGGGATCACTTTTTCCACCAATGCGCGGGCAAGCGTTGTCGGTACGCGGCTGTAGCGATTGCCATTACAGCGACCGCAAACCTTATATGTCGGCGCGCCAATCAGCTTTGTGCGTTTCTCATCAAGTACCGTGCCTTTTCCTTTGCAGCCGCGACACGCTGTGCTGATCTCACCTTTGCCACCACAATGAGTGCATTTAACCTTTTCAGTGCTGGTTACCTCTGTCCATTCTTCCCAGTACGCCGGGCAAAGACCTTTGGTTGTGGCTGCCCATTTAGGTGGCTTACCATCCGGGTACTGCACTTTTTTTGTTGTAGTTTCTGCGTCAACAAAACCGGTCCCGGCGCAATGTGGGCAACGTCCCCTACTGGCCGCAGATCGGGAATAGTCGGCGTAAGCGAATTGCACCAGCACTGGCAGGATTTCAAGGCGCGCTTTTTCGCTGAGCTTCATCAGCACCGGATTTTTTAGCGCCAGCGCATAGCTCATCAGTCCATCAAGCGCTGGTGCCGGATCCTGAATTCCCATCTTCGCCAGGAACAGGTTAAAGCCGAGTGGTGCTTTTGACTGCACCATGCCCTGAGCCGCCATCACATCAGTAATCGTCAGCGCGGCGCCGCCGGTAGCAGGTGTCTCGTCGTTTAACTTAGGTGACTTAGGTGAATAGAATTTTGGTAATGATTCAAGGTTCATAGCGTCTCCACTTTACGCCAGCACGCCGATGGCCAGCGCGCGATCTAATACCCGAAATACCAGCACAAGCTGGCTGCCATATTTTTCTTCAAATGCCACGGTGTCAGCGTGCAACGCGTCGTGATGCGCTCTGCAAAGCGGGATCACAAACAGGTCGTGCGCCTTGGTACCCATTCCGCCATGCCCGTGGCCGATCAGGTGGTGGGGGTCGTCTGCCGGGTTGTTGCAGCACATGCATTGCTGCGTCTTAACCCAGCGGGTGTACTTCTCGTTTTCCCAGCGGCGGCGCTTTGGCCGCAGCATGAAGGATTCCGGCGTCTCCGGATCGATGCGCAGCGCCAGCACCTGCTTTGCGGCTTCCTGGACGATTTCTCGCGGCGACGGCAAACCCGGTACCAGCTCAGATTCGCGGTAAACGTGCTTTATCTCTGGCTTTGGCAGGCGCAAAACACGCCGGGCTGCGCTATCCGGCAGCACGTCTGCCAGATTTTCGCGCGCCAGCCACCAGCAGAACTCTGGCAACGTCAGCGCGTGCGCCTCATCGAAACCAAGCTCGCGGCGAGCAGCGCGCAGGATGTAGGCTGCTGCGTTCGCTCTGGCGATGGTCTCCAGTGATTCGCTGCTTTGCTCGCGAAGCAGGTTATCGCAGTGCCAGCACAACCGGATCGCTCCAGGCGCATGGCGCAACGTAGTCATGTTCTTATCGTGCCATGGCTCATGCGGCCACTGGCAGCCACTGGCGTCCCGCAGCCAGCTTTCCAGACCGTTAAGCCCGCCAGCGCGGCGCAGCACCGCTTCATTATCAAATACACCAGCCAGCGCAGGATCTTCCGCCAGCGGCTGCTCTGCTGGTGGCAGGACGCCGGACGGCATACCCGCCAGGCGCTCCGGTTCATTCTCCAGCAGCATGCGCCCGCGCCGAAAGTGCGGCAGCAGGCTGGCGCCGGGACGGAAGATCACGATCCCCATCTCAGGGACGACAACGGGATTAAGTAGCGCTCTCAAGGCATCACCTTAAATCGTGAGGTTTTTAAGCTTCTGGATGGCTGTACCCATATCCGCCATCGCATCCACAAATTCATCAAACTTCCGGTTAGCCATCCCGTAGGCCTGAAGAATTTCAAGCCTCAGCGGATCAAGTTGCTTTTTCATCGCCTCCCTGTCTCCCGCCTTCTTCTCGGCTGCTTCAGCCGCACGGATCAACTCTTCAGCCTGCTTACGCAATTCTTCTGGCGTTACTGTTTTGTTACTCAAAGCGATCTCCGTTACCGGTGTTACATCCGGGGCTGATGAAATGGACTGATGGCCAAAGCGGGGATGATGGATCGTGGTTGTTCTTCCATCACCGACAACACAAAGGATCCCTGACTCGCGAATAATGCCGATCAGAAGTTCCTTGTCTTTCTTTTGTAACTGGTTGTAGGCATAAACTTTCTGAGAAATAAGTGTCAGCGATGCTCCCTCTGGCATTCTCTCCACAAAGCGCTTAACCCTGGACAAGACTGGCTGCAAGTGCGGTGGGGTTGTTCTCATATCACCCTCGCCTCAATGAACGGTATCAAGCAGACGCAGCAGGTCTGCAAACCGGGATTCAAAGAAATGCGGCTGTGTTTCGCGGGGATTGGCCGGGCTGGTGATGTTCTTTCCGTACATGCACCCTTTAGCAGTCAGCGCCCAGAAGCGTTTAACACCATTGCTGCCGCTGCGGCTCCGGCGTTCTTTCTGCTCAACCACGCCGAGTTTCGCCAGTTGCTGGTATGCCTGCGCCGCCGTCATAGCTATTTTGTAGGTTTTCAGCAGCGCGCTGAGTGACTGCGTAGGACGGCTGGATCCATCAACCGCATCGGCAGGTGCATCGATGGCATACTGTGGCGCCAGATTAGGCAGGCCTACAGCTTCCTGAAGTTTCTGGCAGGCACCAAGCACCGACGAGTTGGAAAGGTTCAAGGATTTCTGCATAAAGCCAAGGAGAATGATGCCCGCCTGCATTTTATCGGCGGCGGCAGCGGAGGCAGGATCTACAGGAGTGATAGCACGATCAAAGGTACGGATTACCTTAAGGTGAAATGCCGGACTGATCCACATAGCATAAGCGTAAACCAACTCTTTGCAGACGTAAGTACCACCGTTACGTCCCTGGACTGTCATCACTGGGGTGCTACGGGAATTTCCCGTAGTTTCTTTTTCAAGCAATTCAACAAGAGCCTGCGTCTCAGGTCTGCGCATAAACTCGTAGACCTCCATTGAGCGAGCTGATCGGGTTTCACCCTGAGCGTTGACAGCTGCTTTCTGAAGGTCGTTAAGGCAATAATGGGATTCAAAAAACTGACGTACGGAAACGCCTTCAATCACGAATAATTGACTCATTGGTTTCTCCACTGTTTGAAATGCGAGCGGAACTGCAATCCCGCTTCGCTGACACAATTCCACCTTATCACCATCTTTTGTAAAGAGCATCCCAGCACTGTTCATTTATCCACCACTTTATTTAATGGTGTGATCGTGATTTCCACCCTGCCGCCCTTCACTACTGGCCCCATTCCACCAGCATGCGCTTAACCTGCCTGTCGTCCTCCCACACTCCTGCATGCGTCAGCGAGTCCAGCAGCGCTTTGTTGTAATTGTCGATGTCCCGGCGGCGCTCGTCCGGCGGGTAAAGGGTGATTTCTACTGCGGCCAGTTCAGTTGAAGGTTTTGGCAGACGGCGTAACTGCTCGATGATTGCCGAACAGGCCGCGCTCTGGAACTTACGCCCGGCGGCGCTGATGAGATGCCGGCCTTTAAGCGGCCCCTTATTCGGTGCACGCCAGTAGGTATTAACGCTGGGCGGAAAAGGTAAAATCAGCTTCATGCCGCGGACCCTCTGGCTTTCAACCATTCCTGAGCCATCTCAACGGCATACGGACCGCCGCCAATCAGCGCGCGAATGATCTCTTCCGCTTCCGCTATTGGCTCCGAAAGAGTGCTGGTATTGATCCGGATGCCGCGGGATACGTGCGGCGTAATCGTGATCACCTCTTTCTTTTCCAGGGCGCGCAGGTGAGCTGTCGCAGCATTCACCGACGAAGCGCCAATCAGCGCTGCAAGTTCTTTGTTCGTTGGCGGGTAGCCATGCTGTTGTTGAAAGTCCACCAGCGCGGCGAATACTTGCCGCTGGCGATCAGTCAGTGATTTTGGTGTGTTCACTTGGTCCTCCTCACAGAACGGCTACGATGTCGGCGGCGGTTTCCCGCGTGCTGCCTTTGCTGGATATCGCCCGGCGGGCGCTGACGTGGTGCAGCGTGAATCCGTGCTGCTCGTACAAATCGATTACCCTGGGCGCCGATGAGTTTGTGATCACAACCCGTGCGCCGCGCTGGTGCGCCGCTATGCAGCATTCAGCCAGCGCGATCTGGTCATCCCACGTAAAGCCGCCAGCGGCATAATTAGTGAAACCTGCGGTGCCCGGCAGCGGCTCATATGGCGGATCGCAGTAAACGACATCGCCCTCGCCTGCCAGCGCCAGCGTGCGGCGATACCCGGCGTTCATGAAAACGCAGTTGTGAGCTATGCTGGCAAAGGCTTTTATCTCTTCTGCCGGGAAGTAAGGGGCGCGGTACTTGCCAAAGCCGACATTAAACTGACCGTCGCGGTTATACCGGATCAGACCGTTAAAGCAGTGGCGGTTGAGGTATAGGAATGCCGCGGCGCGCTGTGGCCCGGTCAGCAGTTGCGCATTGAACTCCAGGCGAACAGAGCAGTAATCTTCTTCGCTGTTCATCTCGGAAAACATCCGCTGCGCCAGCTCAGTCACCAGTTCAGGCACAACGGCAAGCATCTGATAGAGGTTGATCAGGTCGCTGTTAACGTCCGCCAGCAGGAAGGCTTCATGCTTATCAGAGTTGAGGAATACCGAACCGCCGCCGACGAATGGCTCTATGAGACGTTTGCCGGCAGGGATAAGGCGATCCAGTTCAGGCAACAATGAATATTTTCCGCCAGCCCATTTGAGGAACGGACGCTGGTAGATGCGTGGCGCTGGTTCAGCAACCGGCAAAGCTGCTGCAATGCGTTCGCCAATCCAGCGCATGACCGGTACCGCCATGCTATTGCCGATTGCTTTATAACGTGGGCCATCCGGGAAATCGGCGGCATTTTTGCCGCGCCAGGCAATGAGGGTGTGATCGTCAGGGAATCCCTGAAGACGTTCACATTCTCGGGGGGTGAGGCGGCGAACCTGCATGCCAAACTGTACGACGTCAGCGGATGGGCGCGAGTCCTGCGTAAACGCTACATCCTCCTGATAGCCTTTTCCCTGTGGCCCTGCGCCGTCTTGCCGACCTATTACCGCGTGCTGGATGCAAATGGCTGGCGCTAAGTTTGTTCCACTGCTGGCGCTGGTTAGTGTTGGGCTTTGCTCTTCTGCAAAACCAATTCCGCGAGCTTTAGCACCCTGTCCGGCTTTAAATCCATAGGCAATAGCCGGTGGCTGGCCGCTGTTGGCGTGGCTGGTATTATGGTTACCGGCGCGCATAGTTGGCGCTAAATCAATGGTGGCATCAGCGCCATGATCCTTGTAGCTAAATGCGATGCATGCATTTTCCTGACCATGGTTGCGACCTATGGTGTGTGCAAGCTCTTTGTTGACATCCGGGTCCTGCGTGCCGTGCACAACATATGTTTCAAGGTCTTCTGCTGTGCTGTCATTCTCCTTGGCAAGAAGCGTACGGGAAACATCCGAGTAAGCGTTTGATACAAGCCCGGAGCCTCGCTGACTGAAAATTTCCTGATTGCTGGCACCAATACCGCCATCATTGTTCGACTGGTTCAGGGTTGGATGCGGATTTAGCGGGTTGTCCCAGTGACTACCGCCTTCAGTGCGTTTTCCAGCATCGGCGGCAAGCGCCGATTGCGGTTCTCGGCTCGGCGGAGTATCCCGGCGCATGCCTTCGAACTCAAAAAGTACTTTTGCGGGATCGAATCCACTTCGAGCACTTGCGACAACGAACACACGCTTGCGTCGTTGGGCCACTCCGAAGTATTGGGCATCTCGGACACCCCAGGCCAGCGCGCGCTGTGGTCCATAAACACAACCACGCTGTGGCCATGCTGCAACGTGCTTACTGGTCTTTTTGCTCCAGTGCCAGTATTGGTTGCTCTTTCCTGTAGCAGGTCGCTCACCAGGTTCGATTGCTTCATCTTCTCCAGCCAGTCCGGCAAGGAGATGCCCGAAGGCGTTGTCTTTGCTGCTAAGTACGCCGGGGACGTTTTCCCAGACGATGATTGCTTCTTCTTCACCGGCTTCGCGGCGCTTGTCGTCGATGGCATCTGCTAACTCCACATATGAAAGGGTTAATTGCCCGCGCGCGTCGTCGAGCCCGTTGCGTAAACCGGCGATACTGAATGCCTGGCATGGCGTGCCGCCGACAAGAATGTCTGGTGCTTCAACTGTTCCGGCGCGAACCGCCGCAGCAATTTTGGTCATGTCGCCCAGGTTGGCTACTTCAGGCCAGCGCGCCGCCAGCACGGCAGCCGGGAATTTTTCTATCTCGGCGAACCACGCCGCTTTCCAGCCCAATGGTTCCCACGCGACGGTGGCGGCTTCAATGCCACTGCAAACTGATCCGTATCTCATCCCCGGAACCCCTCTGGAATTGATGTGTCAGGGCGGCTTATCGCGTTGATATCGCGTTCCCGTTTCTGGTCCCAGGTCTCGCGAAGCGGGCGGCCCTTTGCTGCCCAGCGAGTGGCGCTTTGCAGGTAACCTTCGAATTTCTTCGGCCCGAACAGCGTCTCAGGGCGCATGTACTGGTACTGCTCGTCGTTGTCGTGCCAGTGCTCATGCTTCAGGTCGATTACAAGTTTGAGATCGCTGACGCTGTAGCCGTCACGCAATCTGGCGCGGATGTGCTCCAGCGATGTACGTGATTTCTGGTAGCGAGATCCGCTGACCTGGTTCAGATGGGTAAGAACCTCAATCGCTGAATCAGTTATTGCCACTTCCGGGTCGGGTTGCGCAGCAACCGGACAAGAAGGTGTTTTATCTGATGGATCTTGTTTTGAATTTACTGACGGATCCCCCTCAGATTCTGACGGGTGAAAACTGCCGGTTTTGCTGGATTTCGACGCATCGGATTTTGATGCATCAGAATTCGACCCGTCAGATTTTGATGCGTCAGATTTTGACGGTTCAGATTCTGACAGGTGAGAAAAGGCAGCGGCCTGAAGTTTCGCCACGTTAAGCTGGTAAACGTTCGACGCGTTGCGGTTACCTTTGCGGCGCTGCTGGCGTGTCAGCCAGCCTTCCTGCTCCAGCTTGCCAATAGCCGTTCTTACCGTGCTTTCACCAGCGCCAAGCTGCCTGGCAATGGTTTCGATAGACGGCCAGCACACACCCTCGTCGTTGCTGAAGTCGGCCAGGCGCGCCATGATCGCCACGCTGGACAGCTTCATGCCAGAAGCGGCACATGCGTCCCATACGTAACCGGTTAATTTAGTGCTCATGGTCGTCCTTTATTTCTCTGAATTTACGCTGGAACTGCTCAAGCGGGCTGAAGCACTCATGTGGGTAGCCTTCACGCAGATAGATAACGCGCTGCGTTTCTGGCTCCCATCTGATGACGCGGACAGGGATGCCATACTGGTCCCGGAATTTTCGGTTGAGTTCGCGCATTCGCTCTTCTCCGCCTGGCTGTTGAAATCACCTACAACCCACTCGGCAAACGGGTAGCTGACAGGCTCAATAGCCCCCTGTACTCTTACCCCATACACAAAACGCACCGGGCTTTTACCGCCGGTAACCGGAAGAACTACCAGTTGCGACCTGCGGTATTGTGTTGTTAAACTGTTCATGCGTAGGTATCTCCACAACGATCGACACGCCACGACGCCAGAGGCTGCAACCTGCTGGCGTCACTTCTTTTTACGGCTGAATAACGCGATGATTGCCGTAACTTCTTCCTGACGCGCAGCCAGGTGACGACGGTGGTGCTCAAGGATTTCTTCCGCTTCATGTTGTTCAATCACTCCATCTTCGAGAGCATGCTCAATAATCTGATCCACCTGCCCGCGCGCGGCGGCGGTACGCATAGCCCGGTTAAACAGGTCAACCCGATCCAGTTCCTCAAATGTGGGAATATCCACCAGCAGACAGCCGCGACGCTTAGCGAAGTAGTCAGCCATGAGAGAGGTATTTGAAATGTCCTCCATCGCTTCCAGCTCGCTGACCTCGAAGAAGCGGCAACCGTTCTTCTCGTAGAGGTTGTTATTGAATTGCGTCAGCGTCATACCCAGCGCACCGGCCATAGCTTCACGGCCGCCGGGGTACGCTTTGCACATCGCTTTAACCACTTGTTTTAAACTGTGCTCTACCATGTTGTTTTCCCTTTGGTAGTTACGGTTAAGCTGCCGTTTCATTAGGCTTTGCGTAAAGCGTCGGATCGACCTTTAGCGCGTTGTTGGTGATGGTCTGGATTTCAAAAGCGCGCCCTTTCGGGATTACGTTTCCCCAGCCGGAGACTGATGCGTGAGAAATACCCAGAAGCCTCGCAAGGTTGCTCACACCACCGAAGTAAGAAAGCACTTCGTCTTTGTTCATATAACCCTCTCATGTAGTAAATGGGAACATCTGGATAGTAGGATATCTTACATATAGAGGTCAAGGATTCCTACATCTTAAAATGGTAGGATTACCTACATGAAAATGAATGATCGCATCCGCTCACGACGCAAAGAGCTAAAACTGACTCAGGCTGTATTAGGGAAGCTCGTAGGCGTAAACCGTGTAACTGTTACTGGGTGGGAGTCTGGTGACTATGCTCCTGGTGGCTCAAACCTCCAGGCGCTTTCTTCTGCGCTTCAATGCAACCCTCAGTGGCTTATTGATGGCAAAGGTGATCCTGATAGTGATGCTCCCAAAATCAGCCCAACAGATAAGTTTGGCGTCAAGAAAATCCCCGTATTAACTTGGGTTCAGGCTGGTGAATGGACTGAATCTGGAGCAACAATCACTCAGGATGACATATCAGAATGGATTTATACGACAGCCAATCTTTCAGATGAGGGGTTTGCGCTGCGTGTTCGTGGAGATTCAATGACAAACCCTAACGGGGCGCCAAGTATACCCGAGGGATCACTCGTAATTGTCGATCCAGATTACGGAAGCCCGTACGAAGTTAGTGGGAGAATTGTTGTTGCTCAAATAGAAGGGTCCACAGAAGCAACATTAAAAAAATTTGTTATTGATGGGCCAATGAAATACCTAATGCCCCTAAATCCTAACTACAGAGTACTCGAAGTTAATGGGAACTGTCGTATTGTAGGTGTAGTAAAGCAAGTCGTAACGGACCTTTAATACTTAAATTTAATCTATTGATATTTAGGTAATTTAATGGAGATAAAATCGTGCGTAATAAGCTTATTACCCTTGGGCTGTTGTTTAGCTTGTCAGCAGCAGCATCAAGCCAATCCCTAATCGTCTGTGACCCGCTAGATAAAAACGACCAATCGGCCACAGGTATTTGGCCTCCTCCTTACTTATCACAAAGCAAAATTTGTTTCGATATGCGCGTTGATTCCGGCAACACGTGCGCAGGCAATAACCAAACAGCAAAATGGTTTAGTGCTGGTGTAATTGTGACAGTAGATGAGAAGTCTATGGGGCGTGACGATACTTGGTTCAGAGTTGTAAAACCTACGATAAATGATAGAAAAATAGAATATACGATTGAAGCCTCAAGAGACAGGAAAGCGTGGTTCCAAATATCGCACGTCTCAATTAACCGACTCTCCGGCCAGGCGGTTGATTGGCTGATTAGAGAGCATGGGGGAACTTCATATCAGTGCCATGTTGAAGGCCCAAAGATTTAATCACTAACTATCCTATCGGCTGCATTAAAGCTCCCATTCCCACAAATCCTCCCCTCCTGAAGAAAATCACGGCAGTGATTTTTTTTAACCCTCAATGTAAGTTTTCCTACTTTTTATATTGACACCGCAAGGTAAGTTATCCTACATTCAAAGCACGTCGTATGGCATATGCGTCGCAGCGGTCCGGTGTGACCGCTTAGAAGGAACAGGATAACTAAACAGCTTCATGGCTACTTAAATTTGTCTGGGTAACTCAGAACTTGAAGCAAAAACCGCCGGGCTTCTTCAACATTCTCGGTGTAACCGGGGATCTCAACCGGGGCCAGTTTTACAAAAGATATGGCGTCTTCTCTGCTGAGGGTGCCGTTAACAAGCAGGGCAGTCAGAAGTGCAGCAGTGAATTCAGAGCGTGCAACAAGGTTAACAACATTTTTTTCAGTAGCCGCCTGCTCTTCTTTCAGGCGATTTATCTCAGAAGTCAGATTGTTAATTTGCTGTTCAAGTACTGGATCCATGTTCAAGCCCTTCTTGGCTATGAGAGAGCTACCAAGATACCACCGAGCCTGACGGGGTTAAAAGACAGGCACACAACATGAAAGCGCACTCCTTCTCTCATCGGTTATGGGTGGCAGGTGTGATTAAGCGGGAGTGCGTTTCCAGTTGTGAAGCCATAAAAACCAGTGAGTACGTAGTCGTTTGGCGGCGTCTGATCTTATTTTCCCGTGAGGACGCCGCAATTTTTTACGCAACACACAAGAGCATCACCGACGGGACGGCTCATTCCCCAATCCCGTCGGGCGGCTTCTCACCGCAGGTGCTCTTCTGTGTTGTGTGGAGATACTAACCGGCGGTATCTGCCGCCATTAAGAGGGTAAGACCGATGGACAATGAGCGTTTAACCAATATCCCCGACTTCTTCGGGGAACTCGATGGCGGCGTGTTTGAAACCAAAGTGGCCGCCGCATTGAATGAAGTTGCCCTGGGCGTGCTGAACAATGGCAACAAAGGGAAAGTCACCCTGACCTTTGACTTATCGCGCCTCAGCAACTCAATGGAAGAAAAGCGCGTTGAGATCGTTCACAAGCTGGCATTCGTGAAGCCTACGCCGCGCGGCAAGTCCTCCGAAGAGGACACCACCAAGACCCCTATGTATGTTAACCGCGGCGGGAAGCTCACCGTTTTGCAGGAAGACCAGGGGCAACTGTTCACACTTAAGGGCCAGCCTAATCAGGCTCAGAGCTAACCGGCCCGGTCATTAACCGTAAATACAAGGAAAAATCATGGCTCAACAAGTCGATTCAACCGCCATCAGCCAGATCCGCGATCTGGTGCTAAGCCAGCTGGTTGAAGAAAAACTCGCTGGCGCTGACTGCCCGGCGGTCGCCCTGCCGAACGATGTCGGTGTGGAAAGTCTGGAAAGGCTTTACGCCAACCGGTTCCGGTTCCGCGGGAAAATGGAAACCCAGAGTATTGAAGATTTTGTCCGCTACTCCAGCGCCTACGCTGCTGACGGCACCCGCTGTTTCATCAATGCTGACAACATGGCAGCGGTATCCGTATTTAACCTGGGCACGCTGGCAAATCCCGGCCATGCAGATAATAAAGCTGTTCTGGCCCTGAAACGTACCTCACCTTTCACGGCGTTACTGAAAATTAACGGTGATCGCAACAACCAGAAGCAACTGGCCGAGTGGTTAGAGGACTGGTCGGAATATATCACCGGGTTTGATGGCGACGGACAGGTTATTGAAGCCAAGCGCGCGGCGGCCGCTGTCCGCAAAATTACGATCGACGCGATCCGCAGTGCTGAGTACGAAGATCAGGACTTCAGCGGCAAGCGGTCTGTTATGGAAAGTGTTGAAGCCAAGAGCAAAGACATTATGCCGGCGGCGTTCGAATTTAAGTGCATCCCTTATGAAGGGCTTGGCGAGTATCGCATCAAGCTACGCATGAGCATTCTTGCCAGTGACAGCCCGGTGCTGGTACTCCGTATCACGCAACTCGAAACCTACGAAGAAGAAATGGCCGCCGAATTCCGCGATCTGCTGGTCGATAAATTCAAAGATACCAACGTGGAAACATTTATCGGTACCTTTAGCGCTTAATTTCTCTGCTGCAAATGCCCCCATGCGGGGCATTTATGGAAGCGAAATCAATTTAATTATCGCCACCCGGCGAGGGATTCGTGTATCAAAAAATCGCGTGTTGCAGCGCGCACAGGAGATACAACGCAATGAGACAAGAACTGGCATCAATGACCATTATCGAGCTGGTGAGAACTGCCAACAGTTACGCCACCAGCATCAAGCAGACCGGTGTTTATTCGGATCTGATTAAAGAGCTGTCGTCGCGACTTGAGGCACTGAACCTCGCATACATCTCCCAGGTCCGCACTCATTCAGCGACAACAGTCGAAGCTGAGCTGCCACCAGCATCGCCAGCAATCGCACCGCTTCCAGTAGAACGCGATCAGTATGGGTACTGGACACATCCGGTATACAACGATTTCTGCGATGGTCGTGAGCATATTCCAACCGCTGAATTTAATGCATGGATGGACGCTAACGGGCTGGAATGGACAGTAGATTACCGCGATGAGGAAGAAATTGATCCGACTGTCGATGGTTACGACATTTCGAAATGGCAGCCAGAAACGCCAGCGGGTAACGGCTGGTTTGTCGGTTCTATCCACGACACTGAGGACGGCGCAGTCTGCATCTGGTTACGCAACAAATCTGAGCCATCACCCGAAGCCGCAGCTATCGCCCGCCAGTTTGAGCAGGTGAAGGGGGTGCAGTCGTGAGCACAGGAATCGAACTGATGCAACACGCCCTCGGCATCAATGAGAGCCAGCGTCAACCATACCGCAATTACTTTCTCGCCGGTGGTGATCACCCTGATAACGCAGAGTGGAAAAAACTGGTTGAGCAGGGATTAGCAAAGTCGTCCCCTGCACCAGCGTGGTCTTGCGGTGATGTGGTTTATCAGGTGACAGATGCAGGACAGGCGGTCGCTATTTCTGCTCTCCCAGGCCTAAAAAAGCGCACACGATACGATGAGTATTTGCACTCAGAAGTTTGCGAATCGTTTGGCGAATGGCTTGGCATCCAGTTACCGGAATATGAGTGCCGCACAGTTGACAGATTCAAGGGGAAATACGAGTACCGCATGTTTCGACACTCTCGCATCTACTGGGATTCCTGCGTAGATGTGAAGGGAGACTGGTGCCCAACAAAGAAAGAAGCCAAAGCCAGCTACAAAGCTGCGCTGCGGACGGTGAAAGGCAACGCAGGAGAAGGCCAACATGATTAGTTTTCTGATTGCCATGATGATTGTGGTTGCGGTTTTGGCAGGTGTTCTCGCCCTGGTTTCGTTTGTTGCCTGGGAAAATTATTTCCGACAAATAAAGCCACTTTTTGCCATTCGATGCATTGTCGCTTTGACGGCTTACATGTGGATTCTTCATTTTTTGCCGAGGTTTACAGCATGACTAACAACGACGAGCTGGCGCTGAAGCTGAAAGCGGCGGCAGAGAAAGCGACTCCGGGTGAGTGGCATAAAGGCCGTCAGGACCACGTCACCGGAATCATCAAGGTTTATGCACGGACAGGAAGCATAAAACTTAACTGCATCGCGAAAACTGATGCTCATGAGGTCGGTTTTGGTATTTCGGAAAGAGAGCACAGAGGTAATGCTGAGCTGATCTCCCTGGCTAACCCCGCCAACATCCTTGCCCTGCTGGCAGAGCGTGACGCCGACAAGAAGCGGATCGAAATGCTGGAAAGGTACGTCAACGAGCGTGACGCACAAAACCAGGACTTGTTGCTGAATATCGGAAGTCTGCAACAGCGCATCGCCGAGCTGCGGGAATATTACGAAGGCGTTATTGCCGACGGAAGCAAGCGCATCGCCGAACTGGAAGAGCGGACGGTGAGCGTTAAGCTGCCGAAGCCTCATGCTCATCTCATCTGGATTCAAGCGGGACGTGGCCCGGATGACTATTGGGATGATGTTGCCGTTTCCCATAGCCTTAAAGACCGTTGCTGTGATGGATCAGAGCGTTATCCCGTGTACTCAATATTCGAAATACAAGAAGCCTGCGCCGCCGCTGGCATCAAACTGGATGTGGGGGAGTGAAGAATGGCTGACACAATCGCAGAGTGGAGTTTTTCACTCGATACTCAGTGCCCGCAGTGTAAGCATGTTTTCGATTTGCGCCAGGAGCTTGTTGATAACGTTTCATCTATCGAAATTTGCGAAACGGACACTGTAGCTACACGAAATTACGAGACGGCATGCCCTGAGTGCGGTCATGAATTTACCTGTGAATTTGTTTACTGAGGATTAGGCCATGACCACACAATTCAGCCGGGAAGATGTAAAGGATATTCTGGACAGAGTTCAACTTGCACGCCGAAACGGTGTAAACGGCATAACGTATGACGAGGCTGAAGCGATTTGCTGCATGCTGCTGGCGGGAATGGACAGCGAGCCGGTGGCATTCATCGTCAAATCGCCGCTTGGTCATGTTGCCTACCGCACGATCTCTGCGGATGATGCCGAGTACATCAAGCGCAAGGGGTATACGTGTGAACCACTCTACGCCGCACCGCCAGCGCCGGTGGCTGCGCCTGATGAGATGGAGCCAACAATTGAAGCCATAAAGAGCATCCTTCCAACATCTAACCCTGATGAGTACGCAGCATGCATCGGTGCTGATATGTGGAACGCCTGCCGCGCCGCCATGCTAGCACCTGGTGTTATGTATGACCCACGCACAGCAACAACAGGTAGTGCCACAATGCAGTCGTTCGGTAATCCCGAACAACTCAAGGTCGAACCTGTAAGCCAGCGTTACACGTTGCCGCCTCATATTTACCGCGAACTCGTTAACCAGTTGCGCGATACCGCAGTGAAGTACAAAGGGTGCCAGCAACTGCGGGAGCAAATTAGCGAAACGCTTAGCATGGTGATCACCCCGGCAGCACGCGAGAAAGAGGTGTGATGTGGAAACTATTCAGGATATCCGTAATCAGTTAGAGACCCTCGTTACCGCCGCACACCGTTTTGCGTGCTCTCTTGATATTGGCGCTGAACGAACGGAAGCATTCGAACTTTACGAAGCGCTGCGCAGGCTTCAGCGCCGTGGTGCTGCCAGTGAAATGCTGGCAGCCACTAATCCACTTCTAAATTTCCCAAGTGATGAGGAAGAGGATGAAGACTGGGATGAGGATGACGACTGATGCCCAGCAAACTGAAGCGGCGGCGCCTGCGCCGTTTGCGTGAGGATGTTATTTGGTGGCGCGCTGAGGCAATGGACTGCAAAGCCCGGATGCTGGAACTGGCAAGGCTGCTGGAGGAAGCCCGGCGACAGCGCGTATCGATGCCTGTACTGGTGCCCGCCAGGATAATTCAGCAACTGGCTCCGGCCACCAGCGAACCAAAGATTTGTATCAAATGCAACGACGGCGCCCGCGACGGCTGCTCGTCTTGCGCGTATAAAGTCAGTTAGCCGGTTGCAGCCGGTAGTGGAGATGTAACCATGAGCGAAAATAACCAACGCTTTCTAACTCCGGATGACCTATATCAACTGACCGGCTATCGCCGCCCTTCCCTCCAGTGCAAAGCACTCAAAGAGAGCGGGGTATTCTTTGTTCCGAGGAAGGATGGGAGGCCTGGCACAACATGGGCACACGTCGATAACCCTGTCGGAGTGAAGCTGGTAACGGTCAACCCAGAGGAAGAAGAACCAAACTTTAAGGATATGTAATGTCACGATCACGCAAAAATCCTGAAGACAACTGGATGCCGCCGCGCGTCAGGCGCGGCAAATCCGCTTATGAATTTCGCTCAACTGATGGACGAACAATTCGCCTGTGCAATCCTGATCTGACAAAAGCGCAGGTATGGGCAGAATACGAACGCTTTATTAACGACATTAAGGTGGGTAAAAACTTCCAGGCATTATGCGAGGAGTTTTTCAATTCCGGGGACTTTCACGAACTGGCACCCGAAACCCGCAAAGATTACACAAAATATTCAGCTAAGGTGAATGTCGTTTTCGGCAAGATGAAACCCGACAATATCAAACCTGAACACATCAGGAAATATATGGATCGGCGGGGAGTTAAGAGTCGGGTGCAGGCAAACAGGGAGAAAGCATTTATGTCACGTGTTTTCAGGTGGGCATATGAACGCGGTAAAGTGAAAATGAATCCTTGCCAGGGTGTTAAGCAGTTTAAGGAGCAAGCCAGGACGCGTTACGTAACCGACAGAGAATACAACGCGCTGTTTGACGTTGCTCCAGCGGCAGTGAAAATCGGAATGGAAATCGCCTATCTTTGTTGCGCGCGTCAGGGCGATGTACTGGACCTGAAGAAAAGCCAACTGCTTGAAGAAGGGATCCTGATTCAGCAAAGCAAAACATCTGTAACGCAGATCAAAGCCTGGACTGAGCGGCTTCATGCGGTAATAAAGCTCGCTGATAATTTGCCGCTTAATCCTGGCATGGTCAGCATTTACGTTATTCACCAGCAGTCTGGATCAAGGTATACCCGCGATGCTTTTAATGCTCAATGGATGAAGGCGAAGAAAATAGCCATGGATAAATATCCGGATCTTGATTTTCAATTTACTTTCCACGATCTGAAGGCTAAAGGAATATCAGATCTGAAAGGGACGCTAAATGAAAAGCAGGAAATTTCAGGCCATAAAAACGTATCTCAAACAGCCAGATATAACCGTAAAGTTTCAATAGTTCCGGTAGTCGGAGGGCAGTAA